AAAGCCAAACTGGGGAAGCGAAGATGCAAAAAAAAATATTGAAAGGCAAACCCTGGAGCGTTATAAATACACAGACATTGAGATGTGGGGCGATACTGTTGATTATATCGCTGATAATAATAAATATTGGCCAACATGGGCAGATATTAATAATACTTTATCAATCCTACGACAAAATAAAATCGGTGCAGAGAAGAAGGCTATTGAGCGTAATTCTAAAGCGGCAAATGAGTTTGTTAAAAAGTTGTTTGCTGATCTTGCTGCCGGCAAAACATTTGGTGAACTACGGCAGCCAATAAGCGAGAAAGTTAGAGTTGCAGCAAAGAGGATTTTTCCTGACGCCGACGATAGTTTCTTGCAGCGCAATTACTGCGATATCAACTTTATCGCAGACGTTGACCGAAAATGCGCTGAATGTATTAACACTGTTGATTGCCCATACAGCGGACATCAACCGTTTTTGAGAGTAGACAAAGAAAGCGGATTTACTTATGTGGTTGCTGATCGTGAACGGTGTTATAAATATCATCCGTTAGTGCCTGATCTAACACCTAAACAGTCAACACGTCGTCAAGGTGATTTAACTAAAGTTTGATTATAAGGAGCAAGGTAACTATGAAAAAGTATGAATTAACAGCAGAGTTTATAGAAAAATGGGGCAAGAAATTATTTAGGATTAAGGCTTTAATTAGCTTTGGGAGTGTTGAAGCTGGTGAACTTGGCGGATACGTAGAAAAAGAGGATAACTTAGCGCAGACTGGCAACGCTTGGGTGTCCGGCGACGCTAGGGTGTCCGGCGACGCTGACTATTTATTGATCGGTCGCATTGGTAGTAGATTTAGTTTTACGACATTTTTCAAAAATAAAGACAAAGGTATAACAGTGTCTTGTGGTTGTTTCTTAGGGACTATTGCCGAATTTAGAGCTAAGGTTACCGATACACATGGAAATAATAAGCACGCAAAAATGTATAACCTTGCTGCAGATATGGCAGAACTACAGATTTTAGGCGAAGAACATTTTGACAAGCTGAACACTAATAAGTCAGAACTGTTTTGATAGACAGTCAACTTTAGGAGGTAGGCAATGGGAGATATAACATTGTGGCAAGGTGATTGTTTGGATCTCATGAAAGAGATACCAGATAACAGTGTTGATATGATATTCTGCGATTTGCCATATGGCACAACGGCTTGCAAATGGGATAAAGCAATTCAGCTTGATGTTCTTTGGAATCAATATAAACGCATAATAAAAAGCAATGGTGCCGTTTTATTATTTGGGAAGCAGCCTTTTACAACTGACTTAATAAATAGTAATCGAAAATGGTACCGCTATAGCTGGGTATGGTTAAAAAATATAGCAAATGGGTATCTGAATGCTAAAGTGATGCCTTTGCAGGTTATGGAAGATATTACTGTTTTCTATAGACATAAGCCAATATATAACCCTCAAATAGAAAAAGGATTTGAACGTAAGACTTCTAAGGCGTCAAGCAAAAGAAAATGTAAAGCAGCAGAGGTATATAATAAAGCTATTTGTATAAAAGATTACGATAGCACAGAGCGGTACCCGATAAATGTTTTGTATTTTGAAAGCGATAAGCATAAAACTTGTTTGCATCCGACCCAGAAACCAGTTGCATTATTAGAATATCTCGTTAAGACATATACGGATATTGGTGGAGTAGTACTTGATAACTGCATGGGAAGCGGGAGTACCGGAGTAGCTTGTAAAAAATTGGAGAGAAATTTTATTGGAATAGAGCTTGAAGAAAAATATTTTGATATTGCCAAAAAGCGTATTGATAGTACGCAGATGGCGATAGCGTCAGAACTGTTTTGAGGTGAGATTATGAATTGCGATATATGCCATAAGGATACAACGGCGGGTAGTCACGTAAACAGAGGTCGATATTTTGAGGTGCATATTTGCCCGAGCTGCTTGATGTGGTCCGATGATCTGCGGGCCGTGAAGGCGCGGGAGATAATTCAAAACTTCAAGAATTTGAGATTTTTGGAAGATATTAGTATAAGCCATGAAGGGACTGAAGCACAATGACTAAGCATGAAACAGTATACACATTATTATTTATCTTTGCTGCAGGTTTCCTATGGCAGCTCGGTTGTGCTTTAGCTGAGGTTTTTGTAGAGTGGCAGATCTGGCGATAAGTTAAAACGGCCGCGCATACTAACTATATACAAGCATAAAGGGAAGTATACCCCTGCGGAGGTGATTAGCCCGTAGGGGGCGGCCTTTTAAATATAAGTTTGGAGTGGTTAAATGTGAAATCCTTGGATATAAAAGCCATGATGGCAATGATTAAAGATGAGCCGGAGGATCAATATATACCGGTATTAAAGTCAGTACTTCTGCAGGCTTTGACGGAACTCAAACATCTGCGTCGGAAAAATAGTCAGCTCGGCGGTAAAAATGCCCGGTTAAGGCGAGAGAAGAAAGCTCTAGAAATTATGTTATCGGCGGTAGTAATAAATGACGACGTGGAATGAACTGCCGGCACACCTTATAAGTAAAGTTCGTTCTGACAGTGTAACGCCTGCTTCGGCTTTACCATGTTGTGAACCGATTATGAAGTATAAGAATAAAATTACGGAAGTAGACGGCATACGGTTTGACAGCGAAAAAGAAGCTGACTATTACTGGCAGTTACACTGGATGATGCGCGAAGGTACAGTAAAAGAGGTTGAACTACAGCCAAAATTTGTTTTACAGCCTGGTTATAAGAGAGACGGTAAAAAGATAAGGCCGATTATTTATCGAGCTGATTTTAAGGTGACGGAAGCTGACGGGCATATATATTACGTCGACACAAAAGGGATGCGGACGCAGGTGTATATGATCAAAAAGAAGATGCTGCTTTATAAGTACCCTGATATTGATTTTAGAGAAGTTTAAGGCGGTGGAGTAGATGAAAAAAGGTGTAAAGATCGATAATAATGGACTGAAGAAATTGAAGTTATTTGCGCCGTATGAAGGAAAAAGCAAATTCTCAATCAGTTTTAATAAGAAAATTCGAGAACAATTAAAAACATGTCGAAAGGCTCGTAATAAAATAAAACGTCGGGTCATGCTGGCGAAAGCGATCATTATATTCGGGTACCACAACATGACAAAGGCGTATGATGCAAAATATCGTTATGAAATGAGGCGACGCTGTGCAAATAATGGACAATAGAACAGAACGTATATTCTCAATGCTTGCTTATAGATATCTTCGGAATAGACATGATAAGGCTATAGTGAGTACATATTATTCTTATTATGAGGAAATATCAGATGGTTTAGTAAAATGCAAAAGGGCAGAAATAACGTACCGAAATAGAATGCTTGTCAGAATAATGGTCAAAAGGCGGTGCAAATTATGAAAAAGCCTGAAATAAAGTACGTAGGCTGGTGCCACGAGTGTAAATGCCTAGGAAGTTTTATTTGTGGTAACTGTAAGCCTAATGAGAAATACAGTTTTGCTAGACCTTCTGAATTTATATCTAAGAACAAAAACCGTTGGGTAAGAATGTAGGAGTAAAAAATGAAATACTTAGACTATTGTTATTTGTGCATTAATAATAGAAAGGCCAGTG